TAGGTAAAGATGTATTAATGCAATTTTATTTAACTCTTGAATTAATGATTTTTGAATTCTATTAATTGTACGAGCGAAACGAATATCCATTAACGCCAAACTCTTACCTTCACCTACAACCTCTTCAAATCCTAAGAATGCTTTTGGAATACGTAATGCAGCAAGTAACTTCTTTTGAATATATTCGATATCTGCAATTTCACCTAAGTTTTGTGCTCCTGGTAATGTTTCAATTGGGTTTGTTTGTGACGGGTCACGAACAGGAATGAAGTAATCTTGGTCAACAGCCATTTGGTTGTATCTCATATCTACTTGTCCATTACGTGGGTCAGAAATTTGGTCTCTTTTAAATTTGTTAGCAACACGTTGTACATATGGTTCAATGTCCTTATCGTCCATATTACCAACGAATACTTTGAATACACGTCTTTCAGGTGCTCTTGATGTTCTATAAATTAACATAGCATCTTCGGCAAGTAAAAGTTGTTTCCAAATTCTTCTAATCTTATCTAACATAGAAGTACCGTATGGTAATTTTCTATCGTCACCTAATAATCTAAAGTGTGCAATTTCCCATGCTTGGAATTCCATCTCCTTAGTTTTCCAATTGAATCTTAATTCTCTTGATGGTACTTTAGTATCTCTCGTTTGAGTTGGTTGTTTTGATGCTGCACCCTCAATTCTTTCAATTTCAATATTTGGAAGTTGTTGACACCCAACAATACCTTTTTCTGGATCTATTTTTAAGTAAACAAAATCATCCCCATACTTACACAAACCTCTTGTCCACATTTGTAAGTTGGTATTAACGTCTAATTTATCATAGAATAATTCTTCTAATATTCCTTTAATTCTTTCCGAGTCAGAAAATATTGTTAATATCTGACCCTTCTCAGACATTGTTGTAGATTCTTCTGAATAGATATCTAACGCTGCGGAAATTTCAGGAGTAAACTCCATAGACTCATAGTCATAATATGCTGATATTCTATTTGGTTCGTAATATACCGATTGATTATAAAGAGATTGGTCAAGTTTTGTCCACTTATCCGCAATATATTGACTTTGTTGTGCTTGCAACATTGCCTTTTCATATTCCTCTTTACTATCCGTTTTTAATAATTCGTCTTTACTGAAATTAAATGAAGGTGTCTTGTCAACTTTCGTTTGACCCGGATACCCAAACATCTTGGTTAATTTCTGAAAAACTGTTAGATTCTGATCTGCCATGTTTATAAATAGTTTTCTTTAAGAATATATACTTTTTTATTTGGATTAAAAAGACTATTTGGACTTACCAAATAACCAAGAATATTCTTTGTATGCCTCTCTTGGTACTCCTGAAGGGTTATTCTGATGATAAATTTTGTTATTATCCATACCCATTGACCCTATTTGGTCAAATGATGTCCCATATGAATAAAATGTTTTATTTGGTTCATAGGTTCTTTCACTCATTGTCCACGATTCTAACATTGCTTTGTTTGCATTTTCATTTTTCTCTAATTGATTAAATGACATATCTGCAACATAAAGTGCCATAGATAATCCCATAATTGCATCGTCATGTGCACCTTTCATGTGGTCGGGTCTACCATTCATATAAACAAAACACCCATACCTCCCGTAATATCAATAACAATAAAGGCTTCGTATAATATTCCCCATTTATATGCTACAGATGCTAAATCGTCGGGAGGTATTTTACCAATATATTCAGCAACTTGTTCTCTTTCATCGAAATCAATAATACTAATTGCTGAGAAGTCCTCACTGTCACCTCTACTTACGTCGACACCCATAATATAACGATGTCCTTGGATTGGTTCTTTCCACTGCCAAAATGTACCTTGCATGTATTTCTCTTTAGGTACACGAATCATATTTTTAGCAATATTTTCTTGGACATCTCCTGGTATTACCCCATCTCCAGAACCCAAGAAATCACATTCCAATTCCTGAGCGATTTTACGTCTATCGTATTTAAATTTCTTAGACATCGACTCAAACCAAGATGAAAACGGTTTATAACCTCCCTCTTCCAATTCTTGATATTTTTCCATATCAAAGTCATACAACACAACTTCATTGTCGTCATATTGTTCTCTATTTAACATGTAGTGACAGATATCTTGACACTTAACCCAACGTAAGTCCTTTGTATAACGAGGGTCTTTAAACCATCTTAAATCAGTTATATGGAAATCGTTCAACCCACGTAAAGCTTGGTCATAAACACCGTAATAGATAGGGTCATAACCATTTGGAGTTGATACGAGAATAATCTTACCACCCGTTGATAGGGACGCCATAGATGCCGCCCAAAAGTCTTCACCCGCCTCAATATACGCGGCCTCATCAAATACAAGTATTGTAGGTGTGTAACCACGTAAGGCATCGGCAGATGTTGCAACCGCTTTAACCTCACAACCATTATTTAATTTAAATCTACTTTCAGAGTTTTTATCTGGTGAGAAACCAACATTAATCCAATCAGGCCATTGTTCTAAGAAATGTCTAACCTTATTAGCCATCTCCACCGCAGTATCTTTCTTATTGGCAATTAACAAAACCCTTTCAGGTTCTGTTGCTTTTGCTGTTTGTAATTTTTTGGAAATCCACGCCGCGGTTACGGTTGTAACCCCCGCCTGTCTATATTTTCTTGTAATATTCTCATTATATGTTTCGTAGTCTTGTATTAACTGAATTTGGTCAGGAAATAACTCTAACGGAACGTATTTTTTTTGAGTATTGTCATATGTTTGAAGATAGGTCCTTAACGCATAAGGAACGTCTTTCATTATCTTCGCATATTCTTTTAACTGTTCTAATTTAGAATTCATATATGTATAAATACAAAAAAGGAGGTTAAAAAACCTCCTTTGTATTATTCTTCGTCAGGTCTACGTATACCTAACCCACCTAAAAAATCGTCAAAATCATCATCATCAGTGTCATCACTAATATTGTTTAACTCATCATCAAACTGATTCATTGTTTCGGTGTAATCGTAATCTTTTATTTCTTGTTCGATTGCTTTATATAATAAACCCATTAAGTTTTTACCATTTTCCGAACCGGATAAAATTTCCTTCATTAATATTAAAAACTCTTTTGCTGGTTTTTGAATGATATGAGAAAATAATAATAATTGAATTTTATATTTCTCCTCATCAACCAATACTTCTTCAGGAAATTGTTTTCTTACTCTTTCCCAAATTGCAGGTCCCAAACGTAAATCCCACATTTCTTTTTCTAATGTGTCTTCACTATCCTCAATATCGGTAAAATCTGCTTCGTTACCCTCTTCATCTTTTGGTCTACCTTGAATGGCAACTAACTCCATAACTCCCTTAATTAATTCATGAACCAATATTGGGAAGTTAATACCTCTAGCGACGATTGTTGGGGGGTCTGTTTCTCTATCTACACTTTCCTTACCACCTACTTGAGGTTCTCCACCTCCACCACCCATCATCATTTGCATGGTTTCATCACTTAATTGCCAATATAATGAATCATTTATTGACATCAATATTCCATATTGATTTACTAAGCTTTCTGAACCTGTTATTTCTCTAATTCTTTCAGCAACATAGTGATACATGTAATGTCCTTTTTTAGACGCACCTTGTACCATAGAGTTTATTAAACGTCTCTTTGCCTTTTCTAAACTTAAAGTTTCTAATTCATTAAATAAATCTTGTTCAATGTTTACTTCTTGTTGATTTTGTTCTTCTTCTCCACCCTGTTCTGATTCTTTATTGAAATCATCAGTACTAATTTCACCAACCCCAACAATTTTCGCATCAAATTGAACATCACCCTCTTCTAAACCCATTTCCTTCATTACTAACTCAATTGCCAAAGATTCTAATTGTTCTCTATATTGACTTTCAGTTCTAACGATTTGATTATGAGCGTTCATCATTGTTTGAGCCAAAGGCATAATACCTTGACCCCCATTTAATGTTGTATTATCACCGGTGTATTGTCTAACTCTTTGTACTACTTCTTTATATCTTTCTGATGCCAATAATTCTTGGAAATTCTTGTTTGGTTCCTCACCTGTACTTGGTAATGGTACCTTTTTCATTGGAGTATCTCCCTGTGCCAATTTATCTTGTAATCCTTGGTCAGGTCTATCCTGCGTATCAAAATCCATTGCCATTTCTTTCAAATTTTCTTTGATTAAAGATAACAATTTTTTCTTTGTAAATGACATTTTATTTACTTTTTTTATTTTCTTTTAACGCTTTAGGTTTTGGATTTGGTCCAGGTCCTGGCTTAAATGGTGTTTTTCTTGGGTCTTTGTTTGGTGTTGGTTTTGTACCCGGCTCTTTTGTTGGTGCTGGTTTTGTTGTAGGTGCAGTTTTAGGTTCTGCAGCATCAACAATTGAATCGTAAGTCATGAACTCAGGAACACCATTGTGTCCTTTTTTAACTTTAGGACCATGTTGTACCATTGTATCTGATTCGTTTAATTTTACATTGATTAATTCCATAATTTCATTTTTTGATGTGAAACTATGATACTTATTTTCTACCAATTTCTCAACCCATTCTTTAACGTCAGATTTTTTACACTTACATTTTGATTTTACACAATCGCAAGAATCACAGTATTCTTCTTTATTCTCCTCCTCGTATGTTTCGATAGATTTGTTTTGTTTTTTAGCGTCAGCAATTTTTTGAACAGACAATGGGTCTTTCTTTGAAATCATTATATCAGCCTCACCTAACAATCTTTCAGATAATTCTAAAAGTTGTTTATCTGTAAACCTAACTAATGTCTTTTCTGACATTCCTTCCTTAATTAATTTCTCTACTAATGTTGACCTTTTCATACGTTTTTGAATTTTATTTCTTC